AAATTGGCCGTCTGACCAATAGGGTCCGCAGAAGTTGTACTGAGGTATTGTTGCTGATTGAAATGACTATATTTCAGGGCCGGCTCCTAAAACATATATTGCACCAGTGGCAGTGGGCAATTATCATACTTATCAACTGATAAATCCTCGTGAAACAACGTTTCCACTCCGTCCTGCAAGGTCGTTCGTTTGAACGCCTCCTCTAGTTCTATTTGGTACGCAGGTAATATCCCAAATGCATAGTAGAAGCTGCACCGCGTCGCAGCCGCTACTTCACGTGCCCGTGAAATTATCCCCCTCATCCGGGTCAGATGAGACGTGTTCTTCTGCACATGTTGCAGGAACCCTTCCGTGTATGCTCTCCCCACTCGTTTGAACATCTTGTAATACTCCTGCAGAACTGGTATACCAGAAGTGATCGCATGACCACAGTCTCCAACGGCTTGATACCACATTTTCAAGACGTTGTTGTTCTGTACAGGTACAAGACACATGGGATCTTTAAGGAATGAGTTGGTCAAGTTGCGCACCATTACTGGCTCTCCTTCGCACAACACAACACGAGACTGGCAAAACTCAATCTCTTCCAACTCGTATACTGGTGCTTCCACAGTCATGCGGTATCCGGCAGTTTCGAACCATTTTGGCAGTTGGTGCATGAATCTCTCAAGGTCTTCCGCCTCGATAATCACTACACAATCGTCGCCATTGTTCATAAGTTCGCCGTCAACTCCGCGCTCTTGCAGATACGCATATATTAGCCCGCACATAATAATGCAGTTACCCAAGGAGGTGTTCAGGTCACCGGAAGAACGCGTGCCTTCCATACTGAATTTAACCCTCCCGTCTTCGCAATACGCAACACCCTTGTTACGCAGCTGCCAGGATAAAAGTTTCCGCAACTCTTTAGCCTGTGGGAATATATCGTAGTATACTGAATGTTCGAACTTCAATGCTGGCACTGAGGTGTGCATATCAAACTTCTGCGCATCAAGACCGATCGCAACCGGATTCCTGAAACGCCTCCATTTGTCTTGTACTACCTTGCCTGCTTCCATAACATTCATTCCTTTGATCACCGTGTGCCTGGTGTGTCCACCAAATGCTTTGTTGATGCCACGGTACACCTTCTTTTCCAAGAATTTCAGGTATTTACCGAGCACCAAGTTATAGCGGGGGCTACGGGGATTGATGACTCTGGGGGCCTTGCCCAGGTCTTGCTTCTCATACTTCACGAATGAAGTGAGACGCGCGTCCAGTTCAGTCAATGGGTCTCGCTGTAAAGATGCATAAGCATCCTCATACACACGCCGCTTAGAACCAACATACGCCTCGACCACTGATCGAAGGGGCATTATTGGGGCATGGGCGCATGAAGAGGACACAATGTCTCTAAACTTTGATAACCACTGGTTGTTCTGATACGTATTCGGCCTAACGAATAGGGCGGGCTTGAAACCTTCCTCTGTTTTACACAGGAAGTATCTCTCCTCGAAAGCCCGTCCTACCGTCTCGATATTGTTGTTATACACACCAAGGTTGTG